AAAAAAATCTTGAAGAGCAGATAGCAAGAATTTCAAAAATGCAAGATGGTACTTTTGTTATTTTTGGACTAACTCCTCAAGACTATGAAAACATGGCGTATAATCTTCAAGAGCTACGTAGATATATTCGGCAACAAAAAGAAATTATTATCTACTACAGGAATGCTACGCAAGTAGAAGGACAGTAACCATGGCGGTAGAAGTTAGCCGTATAGATGTAATAACTGAAAAATTAGTCGATTTACAATCTGAGACAAGATTCCTCAAATTACCAGTATCTCAATATCTTGAGCTACTCGGCGTAAGTCCTCTGCCCTCTCAGATGGCAATTATAAATGCGGTAAATAATAATAAATATCGCTTCGTTGTCGCTTCTATTTCTAGACGACAAGGAAAAACTTATATTGCGAATATTATAGGACAACTAGTTTCGCTTGTTCCAGGATCAAATATTCTTATAATGTCTCCAAATTACTCCTTGTCTCAGATTTCTTTCGACTTACAAAGACAACTAATTAAACACTTCGATTTAGAAGTAGCAAAAGATAACGCAAAAGATAAAGTTATTGAACTTACAAACGGTTCTACAATTCGTATGGGTTCAGTAAATCAAGTAGACTCTTGTGTTGGAAGGTCATACGACCTAATTATATTTGATGAAGCAGCACTAGCGGATGGTGAAGATGCCTTTAATGTTGCTCTTCGCCCCACATTGGACAAAGACAATTCTAAAGCACTTTTTATCTCTACTCCACGAGGAAAAAATAACTGGTTCGCTAAATTCTATCATAGAGGATTTAGTGAGGAATTTCCTGAATGGGCGTCTATTCGCGCGACTTATAAAGATAATCCGAGAATGTCTGAAACGGATGTTGCGGAAGCTCGAAAAAGTATGTCCGAGGCTGAGTTTAAACAAGAGTATGAAGCCGACTTCAATACTTATGAAGGCCAGATTTGGAGTTTTAATCACGAAGAGTGTGTAGCAAATCTCGAAGAATTAGATACTCGCAGCATGGAAATTATCGGAGGTCTTGATGTAGGGTATCGTGATCCTACAGCATTTTGTGTACTTGGCTATGATTGGAATGAAGAAAAATATTATGTACTAGATGAGTACATGAATAACGAGAGCACAACTGAACAGCACGCAATTCAAATACAAAGATTAATGAATAAATGGGATATTGATTTTATATTTATCGACTCAGCAGCTCAACAGACACGATATGATTTTGCACAGCAGTACGATATAAGTACTAATAACGCAAAGAAGTCTGTTCTTGATGGTATTGCTCACGTTGAAAGAATTGTCGATAATGATAAACTTATTGTTTCACAAGACTGTAAAGAAACTTTAGCCTCTCTCGACCAATACCAATGGGATCCGAATCCTAACTTAGCAAGAGAAAAGCCCAGGCATAATATGGCGTCTCACATGGCGGATGCTTTGCGCTACGCATTATATTCTTTTGAGACTTCTTCAACAAGTTTTTAAGAGACCTTTCAAAAAATAGTATTTGACAATTTAGCCTTCCCGTTATATAATTCTGGTATAAAAATATGAAAAAAGCCCCGAAAAGAAAAAGTTCTAGGCTAAAAAGAGACCCGGTAAAATATATACGTGATAAGGCAAAATCATTATATAAAAAAGATAATGAATGTTACATTTGCGGTGTTTCAGTTACTTTAGACTTTCACCATTATTATACGTTAACGCCTCTATTAACAAAGTGGTTACGCGAAAAGAGAGCTTGCCGACCAGAACATTATGTAGACGAATATATTGTAGTTTGGCGGGACGAATTTATAGAGGATAACTGGGCAGAATTATACGATCATACCGTAACATTATGCCATAAGCACCATCTTTTACTTCATTCAATTTATGGACGTAACCCTTCACTAGCAACTGCTGATAAGCAAAAGAATTGGGTTAAAATACAGAGAACTAAACATGGCATGGTATAATTTTGGATTTGGTAAAAAGGATACGGAAGAAAAATTAAATCCGATTCAGCCATACTATGGTAAAACCACCGAACCAAGTAAAGAGTATACATATAGCTATGAAAGAGCTTACGAAGATTTAGAAATTGTAAATCGTGGAGTAAACATTCTAGTAGACGACTGTGCGGAAATAGACGCAGTTGTTCATGAACAACTACCCACGCAAGGAGTTATAAAAGGTGTTAAAGGCTCGAGAATAAATAAACTTTTAAATCAAGAGCCCAACCCTTTTCAAGATATTTCTTCTTTTCGTCGTAATCTTTTTACAGACTACGTACTAGATGGTAATATTTTTATTTACTATGATGGAGTACACCTCTACCACTTGCCTGCTAGTAAAATGACTATTCATGCGTCAGCTAAAACATTTATAGATTATTACAGTTTTGATGGAGAAAGTCAAAAGTTTTCTGTTAATGAAATTATTCATATAAAAGAGAACTCTTTCTACTCTATTTATCGTGGAGTATCACGACTTAAGCCTGCTTTACGAACAATGCTCCTTATGAGAAGTATGCGGGATTTCCAAGATAACTTTTTTAAGAACGGCGCAGTCCCGGGACTAGTAATTAAATCGCCCAATACTCTGTCGGAAAAGAATAAAGAAAGAATGATTCAATCCTGGACAGCTCGTTATCGTCCAGATGCGGGCGGAAAGAGACCTTTAATACTTGATGGCGGTATTGAAGTAGATGAGCTTTCAAAAATTAATTTTCGAGAGCTCGATTTCCAACAAGCTATTACAGAAAACGAAAAGATTATTTTAAAAGCATTAGGAGTTCCTCCAATATTAATGGACTCTGGAAATAATGCTAACATTCGACCAAACATGCGAATGTACTATTTAGAAACGATCTTACCTATTGTAAAGAAGGTGAACAAATCTTACTCACGATTTTTTGGCTTTGACATAGGAGAAGATATTACAGATATTCCTGCCCTACAGCCTGAGCTGAGGGACCAAGCAACTTTTTATACTTCACTTGTAAACGCAGGAATTATAACCCCCAATGAAGCTAGAGTTGCTATGAATTTTGATGAACTGCCGGATGCAGACGAAATTCGTGTACCTCGAAACATAGCGGGCAGCGCAGTAGATCCATCACAAGGTGGTCGGCCTACTGAAAACGGAGACGAGGACTAATGGCTTCACGAAACAGACTACGACAATCTGTTAGTAAAAAACTAGCAGAACAATTTAAAGCGTGGGGGTTTCCCAAAGATATTGATTACAAAAGCTACTGCGGTATTGTAGATAGCCCCGTAACCCCTAAAGAAATTCAAAAGTCTTTTTATAACTGGAGAACTGCTGTACATTCTGTTAGTATTGTAGATAAAACAGTATTTGCTCCTAAGCCTGCAGCAGCTCCTAAAAAAGAGGCTCCAGCCCCTAAAAAAGAACCTGCTAAGAAAGTAGAGAGTAAGAAAGATGATTAATAAAGTTTTTAATCTTACGTCTACCTTTAAAGCGCTTCACGAAGATGATGACGGAAGCGTTCATATCTGCGGAATGGCAAGTACACATGATGAGGATCGTGCAAACGACGTTATTATGGCAGAAGCTTGGACGAAGGGTGGACTTGGTAACTTTGAGAAGAATCCTATTATTCTTTTCAATCATGACTATAATAAGCCTATTGGACGTGCTACAGGACTTAAAGTCACTGAAAACGGTCTTGAACTAAAGGCTAAAATTTCTAAAGCTGCGCCCGATCATGTAGCGCAATTAGTAAAAGAAGGCATTCTTGGAGCTTTTTCTGTTGGTTTCCGAGTCAAGGATGCTGATTATATAACGGAAACTGACGGATTAAAGATTAAGGATGCTGAGTTGTTTGAAGTATCAGTGGTATCGGTACCTTGCAATCAAGCAGCAACTTTTTCTCTGGCGAAGTCATTCGACTCTATGGACGAGTATAATGAATTCAAGAAAACTTTCACCAATCGTGTAGATCTAGCCGGTCAGTCTCTGGCTAAGGATGAAAATTCATCGGTAGCTAGTGAAACACCGGACGAAGCGGAAATTTCCGTGAAACAGGAGATCAAAATGTCGGAAGAAGTACAAACTCCCGAAATCGACTTGGAAGCTTTTGCGAAGAAAGTAGCAGAAGAGACTGCTGCTAAGATTGCAATGAAGCAAGCCGAGCAAAAAGCTGCCGATGATGCGGCAGCACAAGAAGTTGTTGAGAAAGCTCAAGCAGAAGCCGAAGCTAAAGCTCAACAAACACAAGAAGTACAAGCAGCTATTAAAGTTGGTGTCGAATCAGGCGCTGATCGTTTGATGGCTGACGTCGAAGCTAAAATGGCTGAGAAAGATGCAGACATGGCCCAGGTCATCGAGCAGTACAAGAAAGACCTAGAAGAGAAGAGTGTAGAGCTCGAGAAAATGCGCGAGTCTAAGCGTGTATTCGCAGATCGTTCATCCAACGATCTTGAGAAGCACTCTAAAGACTTGATGTATGCTCATATGCTGGGTGTATTCACTAATAAAGGCTGGGATACCCAGTATGGCCGTGATACCCTTGAGAAAGCAGGTATGGCGTATCCGAGTGCTAACTCAGGTACTCCTGCACTCGCAACTAGCGTACAAGCAGCTCTTGAAAAGGAAGTTCAGTTCCAGTATCGCTTGGCTCAAGCTTTCCGTGAACTCACTATGCCTTCACAGTCTATGGTTCTGCCTCTGCAAAGCGATACCTCAAAGGCTGTCTTCCACACCGGTGGTGAGTCTGAGCGTTTTGTAGGCGGCACTGCTAATTCTGGTGCTGGTACTGGTGTAACTAATGATGGCGGTACTGCGGGCACGTTTGATGTCTCTCAGATCGTTCTTCAGGCGCACCGCATGATTTCAACTACGTTCCTTGATAATCACATTGATGAAGAGCTTCTTGTTAACCTCCTCCCAATGATGACTGAGAACGTTGCGCGCGCTCACGCTCGTGCTGTTGATGACATGATTCTGAATGGTGTATCTTCGCCTGCAATTACTGGTGTTGCTACTATGGCTACCAATGTTACCCTGTCAGCCGCCAATCAGGTTTCACTTTCGGCTGCCGATTCTTTGACCGCAGCCGCTCTTCTTGAAGCACGTTCTGCAATGGGCAAGTATGGCCTTTCACCCACTGATGTTACCTTCATCGTCTCTCAGAAGCGTTACTACGATCTGATTGCTGATCCGGGCTTCGCAGACATCACGGATGTCGGTTCTGACGTAGCAACCAAGCTTGTTGGTGCTATCGGTTCTGTTTACGGTTCACCCGTACTCATCTCCGATAACTTCGCTGCTACAGAAACTACGTCTACTGATATTGCTTACGCAATTAATACGTCCAACTTTGTGATCCCACGTCTCCGTGGCGTCAGTGTTGAGCAAGACTACGAAGTACGCGAGCAGCGTCGTTTGGTAGTTGCTAGTCAGTCTCTCGGTTTCGACCGTTTGTTCGGCGGCAACAATGTCAACAACCCTGCAGCAATGGCTATCAAGCCTGTTACCTAATAGGCTTTTTTTGCAAACTGGGGAGGCTCGCCTCCCCAAGTTTTTACTAATATACTTATGGCTAGAGATCTTATAACATTACAAGAATATAAGGATATGGAAGGAATTTCCAATCCAAAAGATGACTATAATTTAGATCGACTAATTGATGCTGTGAGTGCATTAGTAAAAACTTATTGTGCTACAAGTTTTGTAGACTTTTATAATGTAAATAAAGTTGAAACCTTTCATCCAAGATGGAGGTCTAATATTATACAATTAACAGAAACTCCTCTAGTTTCTGTAAGTCTTGTCGAAGAAAGGGATAATCTTACTTCGGCCTACACTACTCTAACGGTAGACAAAGATTATTATCTAAATATGGAAACAGATAGTCTATTTAGAGTGACTTCCGTCGGAGGAGATAAAGACTGGTCAATAGGCCCCGGGGCTGTAAAAGTTACGTATCGTGCAGGGTATGCTTCTTGCCCCCTTGATTTGAAACTTGCAGTAATTGATCTTGTAACTTATTACGCAAGAGATGAGTATAAAGAACGACGAACTTTAGCTGGAGCAACGTTACAGAATCCTGCTACAAGTCGTCAAGATAGTAGCGTAGCTTTCCCAGATCATATCAAGCGTGTACTAGACCTATATAAAAACTTTTAATGGCAAATAGTGGCTTAGCAAGAATGGCAAAAAGAGCACTAACTAGGCTAGATGCTCAGATTCGAGAAGATGTTGAAGTTTACCAAGGACAGGTTTTTATATGGGATCGAAAGGGTTTTGAAGAGCTGGTAGGTTTAAACGCCTCCGATGCAGTAGTTTCTAAACTAGTTAGTAGTTATAGAACTCAATTGAAACAAGCAGATAAAAACATTTTAAGAGTAAAATCTGTAGGGAAAAGACTCGCAACTGCAAAGTTGAATATAATTAGTAAAAAGATAGAGGGGTACGACCCCTCTAGGCATGAAGTCTACGCAGTATATAACTTTGGCACCGCAGAAAGAATAAAAAGAAACATAGGTAGCCAGTACGAGAAGTTAACAGGAAGAGACTCCAAAGAAATCACAGGCCGACTTGATAAAGGGGATAGAGCCTCGGAAGCAGGAGGAGTACAGGTAGGCCACGGAGAGTTCGGGCACGCAGTAAGTACAACAAAAGTCCTTGGCGCAGAATCTGTTATGAAAACTAAAACTTCTATGCAGAAGTATAGTAATACAGAGGGCTATAAAAGATTAGAGTCCCACATTACTACTTACAAAGAAAGAATGAATGTAAATTTAAGTATTGACCACTACCAAGAAGTGTCTGCTAGAGGTAAATTAAAGAAAACATATACACCTATACTTTCTTCGCAAGGAACAGGCGAAAACTTATTAGACGCAATGGAAGAAAGAGAAGCTTTAGCAGAGCTTCGCAAATCGATGGAAGAAGAGTACTTAAATATTGTGGATCAAAAAGGGTCTCGAAGTCTTCTACAAGCTATAGATGATACAACAACTTACACTTTAATAAAAGGCGTAAAAATAGCTAAATATAAAGGAGATGCCAAACCTAAAAAAGTAGTAAAAAGTAGAGGTAAGGGCAAGGCCAGCAAAACTATAAATAAAACTGCGAAAGTAGGAGTTATAAAAGGAACGGGAGCTCCAGCTCCAAAAAATAAAAGAAAAACTAAGCGAAGTAGCACTTCTATAGTGAATCTTATAGGAGTTTTTAATCAGCAACTACCTAAAACAGTAGCTAAAAATATGCGAAATCCTGCTTTACAGTACCAAACAGGACGTTTCGCTAGTAGTGTGCGAGTAACTGATATTAACCAAACACAGCAAGGATTTCCAAGTATAGGGTATACTTATATGAGAAACCCGTATGAAACTTTTGAAGTTGGGAATCGACAAGGCACAATAGAGAGAGACCCCAGGAGACTAATTGAAAAATCTATTAGAGAAATTGCTACAGGTATGGCAATTGGACGATTCTACACACGGAGAAATTAAATGGGAGCCTATAGCAGAACGTATACTACTAGACGAACTTCCATTGTTGAAGCTCTCGTAGATAAACTTAAAGGAATAGATGGTAATGGAGGTTTTCTTGTAAATTTATTTAATAATGTGCACCCTCGATTAAAATTTTGGGATGAAGTTACGGAGTTTCCTGCGGTACATTTAAGTGCCGGTAGTGAGACACGGGAGTATCAAGGAGGCGGGTATAGAGATCGATTTTTGTCGATAACAATTCGCTGTTATGTAAATGAAGAAGATGCTACTATAGCTCTTGATAAACTTTTAGAAGATATAGAAACAGTTTTAGACACTAATAGTCAGCTTAGTTATCTAGATAAGCAAAATAATACACAAAAAACGCATCAAATTTCCATCATCAGTATAGATACAGATGAAGGAGTACTAGAACCTCTAGGAGTAGGAGAAATTCTCATAGAAGTTCGATATTAGAAAATACTGACACGAATCAAAAGATTCACGTTCAAGTCTTTTCAAGTCTCATAGGAGAAAAACTATGGCTGCAAATTTGCAACTGAGTAGAAATACTCACGTATTCCTAGAGAAAACACAGGCAGCATACTCAACTCAAACTGCTGATTACCTGTGGCAGATTCCTGTTCTCGATGGATACTCTTTCTCGCAGGCTGTTGCGACTTCAGAAATTACTCTGAACGAAATGGCGCGAGATTCAAACTTATCAACTCGCAGGGCGCGAGCAATGTTTAACGATGCTCTTGAGCCAGCAGAATGGTCTTTTACAACTTATATGCGCCCAAATAATAATGGTACTTCCGTTGATGAAGCACTGTGGGCAAATATGCTTGGTGACGTATACTATGATGGTGCAGATTGGCAAACAGTGTCTTCTACTCCAAATGGTCCCGTTACTCGTACAGGCGCTTCTCAAACTGTAGTATTTGACACTGAAGACTCCAACTATGTACAGCTTGGTCGATTTAATCTTTACTTTGTTCTAGGAGCTTGTGGAGATACCGCAAATTCTTCATATAGTCAAGCAAATGGACAAACTATTTATAAACTTGCAGATTGTGTTGTAAATAGCGCAGCAATTGAATTTGATATTGATGGTATTGCTCAAATCACTTGGAGCGGTTTCGGTACCCAGATTCAGCAGCTAGCTACTGCAAATATGTCTGGTAATTTGACAGTTACTGGTATTAGCTCTACTAAGAACTTTATCAAGAATCGTTTGACCCAACTAA